ACTTTTTTAAATGCAGGAGTCTGCCCCACTTCTTCTTGTATTTCTCTCTTCAATCCTTCAAACGCTGACTCTGAGTTACGAGCACGCCCTCCTACTAGTCCCCATGTATCGCGAGTTTTGAGACTGTTTCTCTGAAGGAATAAAAATCTTTTAGTGCCGGTAGCATAGAAAAGTGCTCCGGAGCATATGATGTTTTGATCCATATTATTAGTTATTATGGGTATGTGACGTTAGAACCAGAACCTGATTGCCCTGTGTCAGGACCTGCATCGTACTGTGAAGAACCACCTGGTAAAATTAAAGTCCATTTGCCTTGTGTGTAGATACCTTCATATGACTTCTGCCAAGTTTCTCCATTCCAACGATATTGAATACCTGTATTAGAATTAGTTACATAATGTTGTGTAGAATCTGGGTTTGATGCGTCAAACACAACACCCCATTTGCCTGTAGTAGAGTTATATTGAACAATATCATTTATACCTGCTCTAAGATTGCCCCAAGCAACAGCATCAATGGTGTTAGTTGAATCTCCTATAGAATCTGTAACCAGATATCTTGTACCATTTGCCGGTGTGCCGTTAGCAGATGGATCAAATGTTAACGGATTGATAATTTTTACCACAGCAGTTAGCGTGTTAGCTGGTATAGTGTCTGCATCTATGTTGAACAGTAATATAGTTTCGTCCAAGGGAGTTGTGGATATTGTGCCTACAACTTCGTTACCATTTTCTTGTTGTAATTTAATTTGTGAAGTACCGTTTGTAATTTTGCCATACTGATTCAAAAGAATATTCCAGTTCACTGGTGGTCCAAAAGTTTCAAATGGATCATAATTATTAGGCTCGTTTGCACCTGTTTGGAATCCATCGCCACCCGAAGATACATTTACGCCAGTTGTACCTAATAGTCTAATTTGATTTCCAGTCAATAACAATCCAAAATTGTTTGGAGAGATAAAACTTCTGCTTATTAAAGAACCATCAATAAGACCTTTTGTTATTCCGCCATCATCATCATACATACTCATAATAATTTTTTGTATCACACCCAATTTAGATATTTTCACTGGTGGTGATAACCATATTGGCATAGAAAATCTTAAAGATGCAACATCAATTTCTGTGTCTGCTCCTACCGGAACTGTCCTAGACGAAAATGTTATATCTGTCAATTCTATATAACTTAAAGAGGTCCAATCAATATAGTTGTCTGATTTTTGTATTTCAAAATCTGGATTAAAGAGATAAAGGATCTGTTCCATTATCTGTAATTTTTGATCAGTGTTGGTAGTAAAAATATCTGCAGATACATTTAAACGGAAAGGAGATGGCATTACTTTTTCCACTGTATATCCAGCACCCAGTCCTTCAGTATATTCGCCGGTGGTGGCATCAAATTCTCTTTCTTTTAAATGTTGTTTTTCGACATGATACGGATTTTGCATTCTCTCTCTGTCATAATCCAGTGCATTTACGTATGCGGCAATTCGTGGAGCATATTGTAAAGCATTTTCAGAATTATTTCTTATAATATTTGCTACCTGTCTAGTCATGTCTCCATAAACTACAGGAACTGCTCTCAATTTAATTGAACCATCAGATCCTTTACCTGTTTCTACAGAAAAATTACTCAAAACTCTTACGAATTGAGTTAAAAATTTCCTTATTTGACCATCATAAAAATGCAACATCTTAATTGTCAGCCTTTGGTTTTAGAGCATCTGTCAAAGATTGTCTCTGCTCAACTGTCAAACCGTTAATAGTAGTTGTGTTTGATTCATTGATGAATTTTGTTTTGTAATTAGCCCTACTATCATTGTTGGTCGAAGTAATCCTGACTGAGTCTTCCACTTTGACCCATCTAAGCCCATCATAACGAAATAGTCTGTTTGGCAAGAAATCTGTCCTTAACCAGTAGTCACCTTTGTCAAAATTAGACGTTGGAAACGAAGTTCCAAAGCCTGCTGGATAACCATTTGGTGGCACGCCGTCACCGTCCACGTAAAATCCATAGTGTGAACTTGCTGGTGTGTCTAACACTGCATTAACTGTTTGGCTGGAGCTGGCACGAGATGTTTCATTGTTTGCACCGTCTAATCTAATATTGCCTCGCTCATCAATCGGAGCCACATAGTATTGTTTGTAATTAAATCCTGATTTCGGCGAGTCTGCTTCTGCTTGGTTGACGATAGCATCGTTAATGGATTTTTCTTTGTTAAAAGTTGACATGTAACTGGCTAGACTTCCTTCTGTTGTTGCGTCGCCAATAACATCACGGAATTCTTGAGAGTCAACTAGAGTTTTTAATTTTAATCTTAAAAGGTGTGGCCACCAAGTTTGTGAAAATCCTTCTGCGGCTCTGTTGACATCTTCAACCACATAATATCTTTTTAGAGCAATAGGAACAGAAGCATCTAACGAATAGTCTTCTTTCATGTGTGGAAATTCTACCACGTCTCCAGACATGGGTTTTCTGCCAAGTCTTTCTACTATTTCATTCATGTGTACAGTTAAAAACACTGTATCATTCTGTAAGAACATACCAAACTGTGATAGATTAAAATCTATGTCCTGCACATTGTAAATGCCTCTTATTGTGTAGATATCTGGTGAATATTGTCTATCTCTGTTTTCTAAAAACAACAGATCTTGTATGGTTCTTTCATTGGTTTCACTGGTAGCATAGTTTGGCTGTGTTGGAGATGCCGCTCCGTCTTTGCCTGTGTCACCCTGTTTGTATGGCCCTAGATATTTGTGTAGATGTAAGTCTGTTCCGCCTACAGTAAACATCTCTTTGATGTTGCGATCAAAAAATTTGTAGTCGTTGCCCTTTTCTGGCTTAAAGATTGATAGTCGTGGCATATCATGTATATTTATTGTAATGAGTCTAACGGTAAATATGTGTATGTCAGAACTACAAACTATGCAACAAGAGGTATTTGAGTACGTTAAACTTAGTCTAGGTGACGGAATGATTGAGGTTGAATTAGACCCAAAACACTACGAAACTGCACTAGAAAGAGCCGTAAACAGATTCCGTCAACGATCATCTAATGCTGTTGAAGAATCATACGCTCATCTCACGCTGGCCAAAAACCAAAACAAATATATTCTACCTGACGAAATTATCAACGTAAGACAGCTCATGAGAAGAACAGTAGGTTCAAGAACCGAAGGTGGAGAAGGTGGCACACTATTTGAGCCATTCAATTTAGCCTATACAAATACATATCTTTTAAGAGCAGGAGCAACTGGTGGATTAGCAACCTACTACGCTTTTGCATCATATCAAGAATTAGTAGGAAAAATGTTTGGATCATTTATTCAACACCACTTTGATGTTGCAACTAAAACATTGACTATAACTCAAAGACCAAGAGCAGACAACGAAACAGTACTAATGCATACAGACAATTTTAGACCAGACATTACACTATTAAGAGATATCTATTCTAAACCGTGGATTAGAGATTACACTCTAGCAGTTTGTAAAACAATGTTAGGTGAAGCCCGAGGCAAATTTAATACCATAGCAGGACCACAAGGCGGTACTACATTAAACGGTGCTGAGCTTAAACAACAAGGCATAGCCGAGATGGAAAAACTAGACCTAGAAATTAATAACTATGTCGAAGGCGGTACTCCTTATAGTTTTGTTATAGGTTAATTCATTTTCTTTTCATATTAAATAAAATAAAGTAATATAACTGCAAAGGCAAGCATCATGGCTCAAGAATATAAAAAAATACAAAATCTCACCTACGAAGAGTTAGAAGAAATGGTAATCGGTTTAGAAAACATGGCAACCATTGCTAATTCCAAAAGCATCAAAGAACTAATACTAAAAACAATCAGAGAAACAAAAATAGAACTTGAAAAAAGAATAAAATCCTGCTAAACTGTTTAAATGTTAATAGGTTTAGTTGGGTTGATAGGATCTGGTAAGGATACTGTGGCAGAACGATTAGTTTCTCACCACGGATTTAAAAGAGACTCATTCGCAAAATCTTTGAAAGACGCTGTGTCTAATATATTTGGTTGGAACAGAGAATTAGTAGAAGGCAACACTAAAGAATCGAGAGCATGGAGAGAACAACCCGATATTTTTTGGAGTAAAAAATTTGGCAAAGAGGTTACTCCACGTTGGGTACTACAGTATTTTGGCACAGAAGTATGCCGGGCAAACATGTTGGATTCTATTTGGGTAGATTCGTGCATGGCAAGATATCAAGGCCAACACACGGTAATCTCGGACACAAGATTTATAAACGAAATTAAAAAAATTAGAGAACAAGGCGGAAAAATAGTTCTTGTGAAAAGAACTGATATGCCTGACAAAAAAAGCATGATTGATTCTGGCGCTCATAGATCTGAATGGGACTGGATTGGCACAGAATACGATTACGTCCTGGAAAATACCCACACAATAGAATTACTAAACACAAAAATATCTGAAATGACTAACTATCTACTTCCAAATCTCCCAAAGACCAGCCAAGATGCTGAGTACTCTTTAAACG